TTATGGTTCCCGGTGCCCAGTTTATGCCTCAGGTTAGAAATCGATTTTGGGATGGAAAGATTCGTTTGTTTAATCAAATGACCAAGACTATATATTTTGGTCTATATCCTCAACTTGAAGAATTTTGTAAACAGAGAAGCTATGAATTAAATATCGAAGAAGATAGGTCATTTTTCCAACAAGAGTTTTCATTAAACGAAATTGATGATCTTGTAGAAAGTATTGGATTAACGCTTACTCCTAGAGACTACCAAAGAAAAGCTGTCGCACACGCAATACGAAATAAAAGATGTTTACTTTTATCTCCCACTGCATCTGGTAAGTCTCTTATCATTTATATGCTTAGTAGGTTTTACCCTGCAAAAAAACTTATCATTGTTCCAACAACATCATTGGTACATCAAATGGAATCTGATTTTAAAGACTATGGATATAAAGATAAGGTCCATAAAATCACGGCAGGAGCTGATAAACAAACGGATGCTGAAGTAGTTGTTACTACTTGGCAATCAATATATAAAATGCCAAAGAAATGGTTTAGTCAATTTAAGGTGGTTATTGGTGACGAAGCTCATCTTTTCAAAGCTAAGTCTTTGGTAGATATTATGACTAAGCTAACTGATTGTCCATGGAGATTTGGGTTTACTGGTACCCTAGACGGTACTGTAACTCATAAGTTAATATTGGAGGGCTTGTTTGGCCCTGTTGAAAAGGTCACTACAACAATAGACCTTATAGAACAGAAGCATCTTGCTGAGTTTAAGATTAATATTATTACATTAAAGCATCCTAAGTCAGTATGTAAGACGCTGAAGGGAGCAACTTATCAAGATGAGATTGACTATATAGTAAGAAATGTTGCACGCAATACGTTTATTTGTAACCTGTGTAAAAGTTTAGATGGTAACACTTTAGCATTGTTTAACTATGTTGACAAGCACGGGAAAGTATTATATAATATGCTTAATGATGTTAAAGATAGACCCGTATTTTTTATACACGGTGGAGTGAAAGGGGAAGACAGGAACGAGGTAAGGCAGATAATTGAAAAAGAACAGAATTCTATTATCGTTGCATCATATGGTACTTTTAGTACTGGTGTTAACATTCGTAATTTGCATAACATCGTGTTCGCCAGTCCGAGTAAGTCCAGAGTGCGAAATCTACAATCAATTGGACGTGGACTTCGAAGAGCAAGCAATAAGCGTGAGGCTCGTTTGTTCGATTTGGTAGATGATTTAAGATACAATCAACGAAAGAACTATTCGTTGCAACATTTTACTGAGAGGTTGAAGCTATACAATGAAGAGCAATTTCCATATAAAATGTATCAAGTAGATCTTAGAGAATAAGGAAATGTATATGGGAGACTATGCAGTAGTAAAATTTATTAATGGTGAAGAGATCATTGCTAAAGTAGTCACAGCTTCTAAGGACGAAGTTACGTTGAGTGATCCTGTACAGATTCATAGGATCGTTAGTCCTGTTGGACATGAACTTATTCGATGTTCGTATTGGATGTTGTTTAATGAAGGTCCTGAAGTTACTGTTAACAGGAATCATGTTATAACTTTTGTGCAAGACGTATCGAAGAATACAGTAAGACATTATGAAATGTTTTTAGAACGTGCAGAGCACGGTCATGTGGATCAAAGTTTGGGGGAGGTGGTAGATGATACCGAACAAGAAATGAAGAGGGCACGATCAGCAGCGTTTAGGTTAATGGAAGAGCAAGGGGTATTCGAAGAAGATAATGATTTAGAAGAGGAAATTAATCCAGTTCATTTAATCAGACCCAACGCGAATACGATACATTGATATGGCTCATTATGTAGATAACAAAACTCTTTATAAAGTAATGGTAGAGTATAAACAGGCAGTAAATGAAGCTCGAGAAACCGAAGACCTACTTCCAGTAGTACCTGATTATGTAGGATCGTGTTTGCTAAAGATAGCCAATAGGCTTTCCACAAAGCCGAACTTCATAAACTATACCTTTCGAGAAGAGATGGTTAGTGATGGAATAGAGAATTGTATCAATTATATTAATAATTTTGATCCACAGAAATCGCAAAATCCATTTGCTTATTTTACCCAAATAATTTACTATGCCTTCTTGCGAAGGATCCAAAAAGAAAAGAAGCAGTTATATATTAAACATAAGGCGATAGAAAACTCTCAGTTGTTTGATTGGTTTACGGATCCGATAGACGGTACTATTTCTTCTGCTAGTGGTGCCAGGAATCTGGAGACAACAGAGTATATGAAAGATTTTGTTGAGAATTTTGAAAAAAAAGAACGAGAACGTAAGAAGAAGATTCCTCCTAAAGGGGTAGAGGTATACTACAAAGAGAAGTGATATATGAAAATAGCATTAGTGACTGATTTGCATTTTGGTGCACGCAATGATAGTTTAAAAGTTGCAGCACACCAAAAGAAATTTTATGATGATACGTTCTTTCCATATCTAAAAGAACATAATATTAAAGACGTTATTGATCTTGGCGATACATTCGATCGCCGAAAGTACATTTCGTTTACGTCTTTAAAAGCTGCGAAAGCAATGTTCTTTGATCCACTGGCTAGAGATAACATTCGAACACATGTGTTGGTTGGTAATCATGATGCTGTGTATAAAAATACCAATGATTTAAACTCGATATATTTGTTGTGTTCGGAATACAATAACATTTTGGAATATAATAATCCCGAGCAAAAAGAATTTTCTGGATGTGATATTCTTATGCTACCGTGGATATGTAAAGCAAATGAGAAAGAAACATTTGAGTTGATAGAAAAAACTAACGCTCAGGTAGTTATGTCACATCTTGAACTCAAGGGATTTCAGATGAGTAAGGGATATATTCAGCATGAGGGGATGGACCATACTATGTTTGATAAGTTTGACGTAGTATGTTCAGGTCATTATCATCATAAGTCAACAGAAAAAAATATTAATTATCTGGGTGCGCCATATGAAATGACGTGGATGGATTATAATGATGAGAGAGGGTTCCATGTTTTTGATACAGAGACCAGAGAGCTAACTAGAATTATTAATCCACATAAATTATTTCATAAGACATGGTACGATGACAAGGACCTACAGTTTGAAGACGTAATGAAAATTGATTTTAGTATTTTTAAAGATACATTTGTTAAGGTGATTATTAAAGATAAAACCAATCCGTATTTGTTTGATACGTATATCAATAAGTTAGAGCAGCAGGGGCTAATTAATTTACAGATCGTTGAGGATCATTTACATCTTGATTTGGATGATGATAATGATATTATTAATGAAGCCGAAGACACTGTAACCATTCTTAATAGTTATGTCGATGGGTTAGAAATTAGCGTAGACAAGGAAAAATTAAAAACAGTTATGCTAAATTTATACAACGAAGCGTTGTCAATAACATGATAATATTTACTAAGATCAGATGGCGAAATTTTTTATCGTATGGTAATCATTGGACGGAGGTTAATTTAAATCAAAATAAATCTTCGTTGATTATAGGAGAAAATGGTGCTGGTAAATCAACTATTCTTGATGCACTATCCTATGGTTTATACGGCAAGTCGTTTCGAAAGGTTACTACAAATCAATTAGTTAATAGTATCAACGATAAACACATGGCTGTTGAAGTTGAGTTTAAAGTTGGTGTAGATTTATATAGAGTTTGTAGAGGGTTGAAACCTAGATTTTTTGAAGTGTATCAAAACGATCAGCTATTAAATCAAGAAGCTCATGCAAGAGACTACCAGGAGACATTAGAAAAGAACATTCTAAAACTTAATCACAAATCGTTTTCTCAAGTAGTTGTTCTTGGTAGCAGTTCATTCATTCCATTCATGCAACTAGCTTCTAATCATCGTAAGGAAGTAATTGAAGATTTACTTGACATAGGTATTTTTTCTATCATGAGTGTTATTTTAAAAGATCAAGTGCAGGGAAATAAAATAGCAATAGATTCTATTGAAACGGAGCTGAATTTATTAGATCAGAGAATCAATTTACAAAAACAATACATCGAAAAAATTATAGCACAACAGGCTGAAGCTGTGCATCAGAAACAAAAACAGATTTCAGGCCTAGAAAAGTCCAATGACCTATTAAATACAAGTCTTGGTAATGAAGAAGAGACACTTTTTAAGTTACGTAAAGATGTGGAGAACGAAGAGAAAATAAAGAGTAAATTAAATCAGCTCAATAATCTAGAAAGTAAGATTGAGGATAAAGTTAAGCGATTGTATAAGGAATTAGCATTCTTTAACACGCATGATGACTGTCCTACCTGTAATCAGATCATAGATAAAGAGTTTAAAGCAGACGCGGTACAGGATAAGCAAACGAGTATAGATGATTGTCATGCTGGCTCAAATCAATTAGAAACAGAGATAACTGAAGCGCAGGGTGCTGTTAATCATATTATAGATATCTGGAAGAAAATTGATTCCAGCAACAGTATAATAAACCAACTTCATTCTGAGATGAATGCGAACAGTTC